ACCGGCCGGCGCTCATGTTCGGCCGATGGTCCGTGCCCGCCCCCGCCGGCGAACGCCAGCGCCTCATCTGGCACAAGGCATCCACGCCCGGCATGGGTGACCTCACCCTCCCGTGGGGGCCGAACTTCGAGGACATTCACCTCCTCGGCCAGGGATGGGACCGGGAGGCCACCGGGCTTCCCCGCGTCGGCGCGGTCATCACCACCACCCAGGGCCGAGGGGGGGGTGTAGACGCCGAGAACAAGACCGGGCACCCGACACCGAAGCCGGTGGGGCTTATGGAGAGGCTCATCGAGCGGTGCCCGGCCGGCGTCGTGGCCGACCCGTTCGCGGGGTCGGGTGCCACGCTGCTCGCCGCCCGGAATCTAGGGCGGCGCTCGATCGGCGTCGAGCTGGAGGAGCGCTACTGCGAGACCATCGCTGCCCGGTTGTCGGAGCCGGTGCTGGACCTGTGGGGCGGTGAGGCAGCATGATCCGCGCCTATGTCCTGATGGCCGAGCACTACAGCGACTACGTCGGCCCCTGCGAGACCACAAGCCTGGAGTTGCAGCGCCGCGACAGTGACGACGCCGAGTGGGTGACGTTCTACGACGAGGGGAACAGCACCGAGGTCGATGCTCCCGGCCCGACGCCGCCCCTCGGCTGGTACCACTACCGCATTCACACCCTGCTGGATGAGCTTGGTATCGATCATGCCGAGCATGTGGAGACCGTGGTCCGGTACGTCTACGACTCTGGGAGGCGGTCATGACCCGCGTCCTCCTGCCTGGGCGCCTGATCCGGCACATCGCCGACGTCGAGTGGGAGAAGCCTCACCAGCACCCTGATGGCGTTTACTACCCGACCTGGCGAATCTGCAACGGGCTCGGCAAACTCGAGAACGCCGGGTTTCTCACGGAGCACTGCGAGGACGTCGAGAGCGCGGACCTCACTGGCCCGCTCACCTGCCCGGCCTGCCTGGCTGTCCACCAGCCCCCTGAGCCCGCCGAGGACCCCACCATGGGGACCATCCCCCTCTTCGACCTATGAGCGCCGCCGTGATGCCCGCTGAGGAGGCGACCTGGGTGCGAGAGCACGCCTGGCTGCCTCCCATGCGGCGTGACTACGCCCAGTGGCCGCACCTCTACGACCGATGTATGTGCCGCCGCTTCTACGGCAATGGCGGCGTGTGCGAAGGCTGCCGGGAGGGCGACCACGCCGCCTGCGACCACCGGATGGACCGCTGGCCGGCCGACGCGCCCCTCTGCTGGGTCACCGACCGGCTGGGGCGCGTCCCGATCCTCGACGGCGTCGACTCCTGGCAGGTGTGGGACGCCCGCACCACCCATGACCCCCGCTGCACCTGCTACCTCACCGGCCACGCCGACGCCGCGCCGGTGCCCGAGCAGGGCGATCTCTTCTCTCTCCTGGCGGCCTAGCCCGCCCCTAACCCTTAGGAACCACCATGGATTCATTCTCGTTCTTCGTCCCAGGTGAACCGATCACCGAGGGCTCCACCAGGGCGTTCGCGTCCGGTCAGCGCGTCGTCGTCACCCACGACCGCGGCCCCGAGTTGGACGCGTGGCGCATCAAGGTAGCGCACACCGCCGAAGACGCCGCACAGGCCGCCTACTGGGAACCCCAGTACGACGGGCCTGTCGAGGTGTGGGCAGAGTTCCGCCTCCCCCGCCCCAAGAGCGCCCCCAAGTCCCGCAAGCACGCACAGATGAAGCCCGACTTGGACAAGCTCCAGCGCGCCGTCGGTGACGCCCTGGCCCCCTACAAGCGGCCGGGTGTCCTGCGTGATGACTCCCGGATCGTGGCGTGGTCCGCAGTCAAGCGCTACGCCGATAACGCGCACCCCGCCGGGGTCATGGTCTGTGTCTCGAAGGCGCGGGATTACCTCACTGGGCAGGTCATCACCAGCGTCGACGACATCCACGACTTGCCAGCAAGCGCAGTCCTGCAGGACGAGTACGGCAACCTGTTCCACCTGTATCTAGGCGATTGGGTCATGGTCGGCCGCGAGGGTGAGTACACCTACAGCGCTCACGAGATCGACCTGCCCGCACGCCTCGCAGCCCAGGAAGGGTGGTGAACATCGTGGACGTCATTCACGAGAGGTCCCCCCGGTCACGTGGCCGCGTCCGGTGCGACGACTGCGGCCGCCGCATCCCCAAGGGCGAGCGGTACCGCAGGTCGACGGTCGTCGACGACGGGGCGATCTGGGATTGGCGGGAGTGCCAGCCATGCCAAGACGCAGTCGGCCACGTCTTGAGGTGGAAGGACCCCTACGACAACGACAGCTACGGCCCCAGCGATTTCCAGGATTGGGCGTATGAGGCCATGAGCGATGTCGGCGTCTCCGGCTACCTGTTCCTGTTCGATACCGCAGGTATGTGGGGACGCTACCTGACAGACCTCGCCGAGGATGCCGCCGCGTGCGCAGCCAGAGACGCCGACCCCGCGCAGGCGTGGGACGACGAAGCATGGGCCGCCTTCACCTGGCGCATGCAAACCAGCCCCGCATTTACCCCTACCAACTAGGAGGATGAGTCTCGTGCCGGAGACACCACAAAGGGGGAGGCCATGAGCAACCGGGCACTCTCCCAGGCATTCCGCATGCCACCAACCATCAACGGGACAACACGGCTAGTCCTGTTCGTCCTCGCCGACTCCGCGTCGTCGGAGACCGGTCACTCCTTCATGGGCGTGGAACGGATCGCCGCCTACGCCGGCGTGAAGACCCGCGCCGCCCAGTACGCCCTGCGCGCCCTGGAGCAGCTCGGCGTCATCACGACCGCCATCAACCGGGGTGGCCTGGCCGACTGGGACGACCGCCGCCGCCCCAACCTCTACGTGTGGCAGTACGAGGTCGCTGAGGCCATGATCGAGGCGGCCGATCCTGGGGTGCACCGCCATGCACCGGGTGCACCACCGTGCACCCCTGAAGAGGGGTTTAGGGGTGCACCGCCGTGCACCACCCCGGTGCACCGCCGTGCACCCAATCCCTCAATAGAACCCCCAACTAGTAACCCTATAGAGTCACCTTCCGTAGGTGGTCACCTTTCGTCGGTGCGACAGCGCGCTGAAGCGCGCCCGACGACGACGGACGAGGCGAAGCCGAAGCGGCGGGGCACACGCATCCCCGACGACTTCGCCGTCACCAGCGAGATGGCCGCGTGGGCCGCCCAGAACGTCCCCCTGGTCGACACCGCCTCCGAGACCGACCGGTTCCGCGACTACTGGGCGGGCGTGTCCGGCCAGCGCGGCACGAAGCTCGACTGGGTCGCGACCTGGCGGAACTGGATGCGCCGCGCCGACGACGACCGCACTCGGGGCCGGCGTAGCCAGGCGCAGATCATGCGCGACAACGCGGCCGCCGCCATCGCCAACGACCAGCGCGCCTTGTCCGCGCCTGACGCGTTGGCCGGGTTCCTCGAAGGGGGCCAGCCATGGGAGTGACGCAGCAGGACGTCGCTGGGGTCCTGGCCTACCTGCTCGCCGCGCAGGCGATCACCGCGACGGACGGTCAGGTCGTCGTCTGGCACGACTACCTGACGCACACGGTGCCCGGCCTGGACGCCGCCGAGCTCCGGCCGGCGTGCCGGGACGCGGTCAGGGCGTGGGCGACCGACGGGCGGGCGTGGCGCATCGACGTCGAGCGGTTCGCTGCCGCGGTGCGCCGGGCACGCTCGGAGCGGGTGCGCGCCGAGGAGTCCGCACGGGGCGCGTTGATCCCCGACAGGCTCGGTGCCGACGCGAAGGCGGAGCTGGCGTGGCGCAAGGCGGCTATCGCGGCCGTTGGGCGTGGTGCCTCGCGGGCTGAGGCTGAGGCGTTGGCGTGGCGCGCGATCGGTCGTCGCCCACCGGCTGTCACCCGTGGCCGGGACGTGCTGGGCGGCCTGACTGGCCCGGATCGTGCACGCGAGGTGCTGCGGAGGCTCAAAACACCCGCGGGAGAGGCCGCCACAGCCCCAGGAACGGGACAGAACCGGCCGACGCTACGCCGACATCGGGAGGGTTCTGAAAGGCCCGCAAATCGGCTCCCACGCAATCCGGGGTCTGAGAGGAGCGCAGCATGAGCGAATGGGTCGACTGGCTGAGGTGGGGGGCGCCCGAGCTCGCGCGCCGCGTCAACGCCCTGGACGCCTCCCCCGTACGTCGTGGCGGTGGCCCCGTGCACACGGGGTTCGGGGCCGCTTCCCCGGCCCGTGACGCGGTGATCGCGCTTCAGCAGGACGCGCGACGCACGGTCCGTGAGCGGGAGGCCCTGCACCGTGGGGCGCTCAAGGCGGGCCTGCCCCGCCTCGGCCTGACCGCGGGCTGCGACTTCCTGGCTGCGACGGCGGCGGCCGTTGAGGCGGCCGACTTCGAGACCCTGTGGGACACGGGACGGGCCATCACCCGCCTGCTGGCCCGATGCGACCAGGTCGAGGGCCTGGCCGAGCCAGTCAGGGTCATCCGGGGCCTGGACGGGGACACGGCGTGCCCGGCGTGCTCCCACGGCGTTGCCCTGTTCGACGGCGTGCACGCGACGTGCCTGCGCTGCCGTGAGCGGTGGCTACCGCTGGTGCCGCTACTCACAGCGGCGTAACATTCACATAACACCCCTACCATCCCAAGGAGGAGCCCATCATGAGAACGAAGACCAAGCGCGTCACCCTCAACCCCAGGAACAAGAGCCACGCCCGGAAACTGGGCAGGCTCCTGGCTGACGGCTGGGTGATCGTCTCCGAGCACAAGCGGGGCCTGCTGTCGTTCAGCCCCGGCTTCGTCGACTACATCCTGACCAAGCAGGCGTGACCAGCGGGTACAGGTGAGGCCCCCACCACCACGGTGGGGGCCTCCCCCGTGTTCTGGGGTGCGGCTAGGCGAAGGCGGCGTCTGGGGTGGCGGCGGATATGCGGCCCTCAGCGCGGGCGAAGATCGTGGTGACACTGACCTCTAGGGCCTGGGCGATGGACGCGACGGCCTCGACGCCGAGGAGGCGTTTCGCGTTGAGGGTGTTCAGGACGGTGCTTCGGCTGAGGCCGGTACGTGCCACTAGGGTGTCGATGGTGACCTGCTGGGCGGCGCGCTCGCGCCGCAGCTCGGCTGCAACGGCGGCGTTTAGACCCTCTGACGGGTTCCTGTCAATGGTGGACATGACACTTATGTTGCCATACGCAACCTAAAGTCTCACCTCGGTAACGAAGTTCCCAGCGTCTTGCCAGGTATGCGAGCGCAACATATGGTTTCCATATGGAAACCGAACCGCTGACCTCCCGCCTGGTAGGGGTCATTAACCGACAAATCCAGGGAAATAACCTCTCGGTTTTCTCAGTAGCAGAAAAGACCGGAATCCCCCACGTAACCCTCCGCCGCAGGCTCACTAACCACGGGCGCGGACTCACCGTCGATGAAGTCGAGCGAGTCGCCACCCACCTCGGCACAACCCCCACAGCCCTCATCGCCCAGGCCGAGACCAACTAGGCCTGTATCTTATAAACATCTCCGAGCCCACGAGACA